CAGTATGGTGATGCTCGCGCCAGAGCCTTGGCTGATAATGATCGACTGTGATCCGCTCGTTGCGTTCTCAATAAACCACAGCTTGCTAACCGTATTCGGCCCTATAGTGATGGTGCAAGTGCTATCAAGAGTGCCAGTATATTTGAGGAAGAGACTGCGGCCCGGATCAGTAGAACCATCAGCGATAGTAGTAGTATGAGTATCAGCATTAGTCGTAATAGCTTCCGTACCAAAGCTGAATGCCTCTGCAATTAGCTCAAGGTTAGTATTTGTACTGGTGCCCCACGTTCCTGATTCATCGCCTGTAGCGATTTCTTTTAAACGTAGGTCATTAACATAAGTTGCCATTTAAGCTACCTCTTCCCAATCAGGGGTTTGACTGTCTGAAACAGCCGACCAAGTAATACTTTGACTATCCGAAACAGCTGCCCAGTCTGGAACTTGATTATCGTCAACAAGCCCCCAAAGCGTAATCGTACCGATAGCTCCAGTTGCCGAAACACCCGTAACAGATACGTTTGTATCTGGGGCGATTGTAACTGATCCAACAGCTCCTGTGCCTTCGATACCAGTAACTGAAGTAATCGCTGCAGCAACGACCGTAACTGAACCAACCGCTCCAGTCCCAGCATTCCCAGTAACAGCAGCATTCGCGCCGCCGGTAGCAGTAACCGTTCCGACAGATCCAGTCCCTGCCACCCCTGTAACAGACGTGTTTGCCGCAGCCGTAGCCGTGGCTGTTCCAACAGCTCCTGTACCTGCAACACCTGTCGGCGAAACATTCGCTGTACCTGTAACTGTAAGTGACCCAACAGCCCCTGTACCTGCGACGCCTGTGGGACTAACGACTGCTGTACCTGTCGCTGTAACTGTCCCAACAGATCCAGTGCCCGCAACGCCTGTAACTGTTGCGATAGCATCTGCACTGACCGTAACAGTGCCGACAGCGCCTGTTCCCGCAACGCCTGTAACTGGGACTGGACTAGGTTGTCCCCAGCCGCCATCACCCCAAGCACCTCTGCCCCAGCCGGTAAGGTTAGACATTTAGGCGATACGAATAATCGCATTACTAGCGTCAGCAGTTGGGAACTGTATCGTAAAATCTCCAGACGTAGACGTTTTATCTGCGCCGAAATCTAAAGCACATACTGCAGGATCACCTGAAGCACTATCATTAAATATTAATGCGCCTCTTGCCGTAATACTGCTAGAACTAAAAGTTAAATCCGAAAAATCTGTTATTGCAGTAGTTCCGTCATTACTCGGATCAACACGAGTTAAAGAAGCCCCTTTAGCAGTATAACCAGTGCCGGATACTTCATTAGACGTAGTATATGCAGTAGTACCTGCTCCTAACGAAGCAGAACTTGTATATAGGGCGAGATTGAACGTGCTTCCACCTGTATTTTTAAAATTATGTACAGCTTCTAAAAGTTCTTTTTTAAAAGTCGTACACATTGCTGTAGTAATAGCCATTACATTCTCCTAAGTATATTGGCCATCTCTTGTTGACCTTGTTTTTCTAACTCTGCTATCAAAGTCGTTCTATCGCTTTTAATAGCTTCTTTCAGATAAAAAAGCACTATCTGTTCTACACTTTCTTTAAACGCTTCCGCTTGTTGAGCAATTAAAGGATGTGATTTATTCCCGACGCTAATAATTCTATCAGACGCTGATTTAGCCCAAAAGTCTGCGGAATGACCTTTTTGTTCTGTAGCCGTTACTAAAAAGTTTCCTACTTCTAGTTTCGGAGCTTCCATTGCTATCCTCTATTAATATCGTACCGATATTCGTCTTGCGAACCATAACCTTGACCCAGGTTTTTAAGACCGTTTACGGCTTGTACAAATCTTTGTTCGTATAAAGCTGTTTCTTGTGGGTTTTTTAAAAAATTAGCAGCTTCTACTAAAGTACCATATAAAAGAGCATCGGGTGCATTATCTGAAAGCCACGTCGTATCTGTTCCGCTCGTCGTCGTTAATGAAGCAGGTCTATATTTATAATGCAGTTCGAACGTGTAAGTTTGGTCTGGCGTAGGCGCTAAAAGAAAACTATTATCGTCAAATAAAGCGTAATATTTAGGCAGTCCTGTCGTAGAAGCATTCGGTGTAAAGTCTCTAATAAAAGAAACGTGTTTAAAGAGTAAGTACGAATAGACGTTACTAGAGATTACAGCGAGGCTATACGAGGCTAAAAAATCGCTAGGGGTACTTAGATAAGTATTACTAGCGGAAGCCGTGCCTGTGACATTTTTACGGAATACTGGAAGCTCTACTGCTTTTAGTATTCTTTCCTCTGCTTCTTTTATGAAAGTATCTAATGATGCGACAAAGGTCGTTTCAGCACTTTCTACATAATTTTGGACAGCTGTTTTTAAAGTACTTAAAGTAAAACTCATGTCGTCGTCACCGTTACAGTCCCAACGCTACTGATACCCGAAACTCCTATAAAATCGGTGCCTATAGGGTCTACAACACCTAATGATTGGCCCCCTATATCACGTCCTGAGTCGGTAGTGTTACTCGGCCCTGTAGTTCTTACTAGCCCTAATTGAGCTTGCGGCAGCGGCACTTCTGGTCTTGCTTGTCTAAGACCTTCTGGGTCTGAAACATGATGCGGAGGATCTAATTGTGGGTGTTTAGGTTCAAAACATTCTGGACAAACTTTAAAACCTGTCCATTCCATTCTCATTTGTAAATATTTGACACGAAACCCGCAACGATCACATACACCGTAAGCATATTTACCTACTGCGAAAGCCATTACAAATACGTCCGTTTAGGTACTAACCTTAACGAGCTATCGTCATCGTAACGTATTGCGTTTACTAAGTTCATCTCATAAAGAGGTTGTAACATCGCAGCTTTGTCTGGATTCTTTTTCATAGCCAAATAAAAAGCTAACCCAGAAGTAAGGCAAGGCAAAAATCTACTAGGTAAATCTACATCGTTTACAGCCGCCGTAATATCTTGGATACGTTTCCAACGATACGATACAAATTTATCTGTAGAGTTCTCTGGAGCAGGCCAAACATACAGCTTCGGTGTAATCGTGCGCTCTAAATAATATTGAGTCACCCGCGCTTTCGTCAACTTATTAGGTATATCTAGATATTCCCCACGATCTATACGATCTAATTGGAAATCTGTTTGTATACTGTTTGTCGTACGACGTATTACAGCGTCTAGAATATCAATGTCGAATTGATTTAAGTCGTAAGTCGTTTGACCTTCGACGAGATCTAAAGATACTTGTTCTACTTCCCATATTTGTATGCCTCTGTTTGACCAGTCAGCAAACATAATATTCATAGAACGACGCGCAGTTACGCCGTCATACCCTGTTCGATATTCTAGACCTGCTAATTCATACGCTTCTTCAATCGCATCTGCAGCGTTTAAACTAAAAGTACGAGTGCCTGATGTAGCCATTAGCCATAGTTCTTTATAAGTTCTAAAACAATAACGTAACTATCATTTGAAGACGCACCTATTGTAGTCAGTAATATATCACCAGTTTTACCGCTACCGGCGGTGTTTTTAAGACCACCGAACTCGCTAAAATCCATATGGCCATTACTATCTTGCGCTAGTCCTAATGCTATTGTATTAGTAGTTGCGTCGAACAAAAGCTGTACTTGCGTAAAACCAATAATTGAATGGCTTACTTTTTCGATAACCACTCCACTACAAGCAGTACCATCTTCCCGAGCAGCTAACCCACTAACATCTACTTTGTTGACGGCATCTTCACCAGTGCCGTCACTCAAGTTCGTTAGTTGTATTACTGCTTTATGCGTACCATCAGAAATAGTTGTTGAAGTTACTGCATCAGCCATATCCGTCTCCTATTAGGCTATTTGCACATACTCAATAATAAACGTAAATGAGCCAGCAGTTGTCGCGTCAACAGTATTCGTAATATTACAGAAAATCGTTCTTGCAGTATCTGTATATTGAACAGACGCAGGCGCTGTAGTACCACTTTGAGTCTGAGTTACCAACGTTGTTGTAGTTACGTTATGTTCTACAACAGTTGTACCACCGTCCAAAATCTCATCGGTTACTGCCGCAACGATCTGTGCGCCAGAACTAGAAGTACCAACTTCATAACCAATATCACCTGTACCAATAACAGGAGAGGTATCACAGAAGATTTTGATATCAGTAATAATTGTGTTTGCAGGCTGGGTAAACTCACCAATAGTCGGGCTGTCTCCCGCTGTAGTATTGACCGTAACGCCTGTAGCAAAACCAACGTGCTTTACATATTTATTCGTCACGATGCCGGTAGATGCGATATCTACTACATCAGTAAGTGCACCAGTGCTTGCGTTTTTCGAAACAACTTTAAACCCGTTCTCTGATCGGACGGGGCCGTTAAAGGTAGTATTAGCCATTGTGATCTCCTGTCGTGGCTAGTGTCAGGTACGGGATGTACCTGTCAGGGATAGCTGCTTTATAC